ATATTTCCCCAATAAAACTTGATAACTTAAATGCTGCCATATTATTTTCTAGTTAAAGAACCTCCAAAGTAGAGGCCGATAATTGAGAATATTGTGTGTGATTGTAGGTTAGTAATAAAAACTGAATTACCTTGCTCAAAATAAGAAGTCTCATAACTAGAACCAAATATCCACCAACCACTCTCCATCTCTGTTACTATCTGATATGCCACGTTTACATCGGTAAAGATTGGAGCAACGATAGGTACTACGATAATAGAAAATACACACATCAAAGCTATCCATCGTCTGGTATGCTTAGTATGAGCATCTTTAACATCACGAGCTTTATCAGTTTGTTTAGCTGCAAACCCAGCACGTTGCATCAACATCTTCTGTCTCTCAGCTTCGGCTTGTCCTTTTTGTGCCATGATAGACATGACACCACCTAGTACAGTAGAGCCAAGCATTGATATAAGTTCCATTGGTATCATAATAATGAAGGTCTCCTAGCTTCTTTTCTTATTCTTCTGTTATATTTTTCTGCACCACCACCAAACCAATTATAAATTATAGGCCCTGCTCCTGGAACTACTCTTAAAATAGAAGCAAAATCTTCTGGGCTTGTTTTTCTATATCCACCTCTTTGAAATATAGGCCCTAACCCTTCTATTAATCCAGTTGCTGCTGCATCAAGAACTGGCATAGCAGGAGCAATACTTTGCATAAGAAATTCAGTTGGTTTTCCTCCTTTAATATATTTGTTAGTATTGTATTCATTTATACCATAAACACCTAAAAGAGAATATACTGCTTGTCTAGGCAACATTTCTGGTCTTATATCTCTGCCAGTAATCATATCTTTTACTAGCTTAGTTCCTAAGTTAAAAGTTGTAAGGTATGCTGCTAATGCAGTTGCGTTTTTTGTAGCTTGTAGTTTGTTACCTTTTTTCCATTCTTGAACTACCTTTCTTCTTGCAACATCTATTTGCTTAAGAGTAAATGATTTTAACATATAAAAAAGTCTACCATTTGGGTTGTCAAGATATCCTTGTGGCATTTCAGATAAAGTTATAGGTTGCACATCTGATAATTCATTAAAGGCATGAAACTTTGTGTTGTCTGTAACTTTACCTGCTTTAAGATCAGCTACAATATCATCGAGTAGTTTTGGTTGAAAACCATATAACTCTTTATATTGTTTTCTAAATGCTGCTTCACCTTTAGTAGTTTTGACTTGATTAATTGCTTTTTTAAATGCTGCATTCATTAAAGTTTCTTTACCTAATCTATCAACTGCCCTAAATCCTGTTTTATCAAAAAGAAAATTTAATGCTTTTACTGTTCCTCTTACATTTCCTTCTGCAAACTCTTTTGACATATTTTCTATTCCAACATCTATAAGTTTTATATCTTTAGTGCCAAATAATGCAGCAAAGGTATTTCTAAATCCATGCAAAGCACCTGAGTTACCTAAATCACCAAACTGTGTTATAGCTGAATATGGATTTGCAATAGTACCCATATATCCTAAATCTCTTAAAGTTCCAAAACCTTTTCTCATTTGTTTATCGCCACTTATAAATCTACTTTGTAACAAATCTACTAACTGATCTTCATTTAATGGATTAAGTCTACCTGCTGCTTTTTCTAATTCTATAATTGCACCTATAGAATTATTTATATTAAAAACACCATCTTTTGTTTTTACAGCATTTCTACCAAAAAATTTATATTTTTCTATTTTATCTACAGCACCTCTTATATATAAAGATAAAGCATCAGCAGGATCTTCATAAAACTCTAACACTTGTTTTTCTGTTAAATCATCAACTTTTCTTTCTTTAGCAAATCTTGGAACTCTATCTGTTGTAAGTCCGAATCCTCGTACATATTGATTAGCTACTAATGATCTTTCTCCTAATGACAAATCTTTTGCTGAATTTAATCCTAGTCTTTTTGCATATTGATTTTCCATTTCGGTTAATCTTGTTAAATCTTTTACACCTAAAGATTCTCTAAACTTATCTATATCTTTAACTTGTCTAGGAAAATAATCATCTAATTTTTGAAAAAATATTCCTGCTTTTTGTGATTCTCCATAAAGTTCTTCTAATGTATTTTTTACAATATTAAAATTTTCTTTCATTGGTTCATTCATATATGATGTAGCTTCATCAAAATTTCCATTATATAAACTTCTTGTTAATTTTACTTTATCTGCAGGATTCATTTTCCTTAAATCATCAACAAATGGTTGAACTTTTTTTAAAGTATTAGCAGTATTAGTGTGTAGTTTGTATTCAAAATGTCTTAATTTTCCACCTACTGTTTCTGATATATTTCTTATTCTAGTTGATAATGTTCCTAAAAAATTGTCTATTGCACCAGATTTTACTCGTGATGTTGCACTATCATTAACTACAGAATCATTTGCTATTTTAGCAGCTTGTGATTGAGTTGGTGGTATTTTAAGTTGTTTGCCTGTTCTTTGTATTGCTTTTGTTAATTTTTCATTATCTATTTTTTCAACCATATTATTTATAGCTTCATTTGGACTAAAACCATCTTTTACATTTTGTGCTATAATTTGTTCTGCTTCTTCTATTGTTTTTAAATCAGATTTATTTTGTATTTTTTTTATTCCTACTCCTATACCTTTGCCTATTGCGTACCCTACAGCTCCACCACCAGCTCCAAAAGCTCCATACTCTAAGGCTTTTTGTCCATCTATTTCTCCTGTAGTAGCTAAATCTTCTAATACACTATATCCACTACCAAGTCCTGCTGATACCCCCATTACTCTTGGTAAAGTTGCACCTGGAGCAATAGCTGTAGTTGGATCGGCTATTATGCCTACTACTTCACCTGCTGTTCCTGCAATACTTTCAGGATTTGGTTCAAAGTATTCTCCATATTCTTCTATTAAACCTCTTTCTCTTGCTCTTTCTATCATTTCTCTGCGTTGATCTATGTTAGCTTCCATAAACCCTTTTCCATAAAGAGTTTCAGGAGAAAAATATTGAAAACCATTTTCAAAATCAATACTAAACCTACCTAATGGAATTTTTGCTTCTAATATATCTGTGCCTAAAGCAACTGCACCTTGTGCTTTATCATAACGATATACAAATTGTTCATAAGCACTATCTTTTCCTGTTCTTACAAGTTTTTTATTTACAATCCTATCACCTGGCTTTGCTTCTAGCGTTTTTAGTTTAGGAGATAAATCAATTTTTTCTTGTGTAATTTCCTCACCTAAATCCATTCTATCGCCTTCTTCAGAAAACTTCCTAATAAGTTTTCCATCTTTAATTTCATCACCAGGTAAAGCTGCTAATTGTCTTAATCTAGGTGAATTTTGTATTATTTCTAATGTAAGTTGTTCTGCCATTATTCTATATCTGTATATTTATCTATTTTTTCTGCTGCTTTTTTAATTGCATCAGTTGCTGATAATGTAGGATCTGCACTTTGTATACTCATGGCTTCTGCTGCTAAAGAAGCAACACCAGGAGCAGAAAAAATTCCTTTACCACCTAATAAATCTACTGCTGTTTTTACTTCAGGGCTAATGTCATAAAGACCTTTAACTGCTGATTCAAATCCAAGTGCTCTTTCTTCGGTCATGCTTACTTGACTTGGGTCTTTGCCTTGCAAAAGTTTTTGTTGTTTAAGTAAAGTTTCAAGTGCAGATTGTTGTTGATCAAACACATCTTTACCAAAATCTGTTCCTGCTTTCAAAGCACGACTAGCTTGTGATGCAAAATTTTCATTTGGTTGTCTAGGTTTTAATAACTCTAAACTTCCTCTAAGTATTGCTGCATCAATCATTTGTTTATTAGTTATTTGTGGATTAACAAGTGAAGGCATTGTAACATTACCTAATAATGTTTCTAAGCCTGTTAAACCTGTTTTAGGGTCTTGGTCAAATATACTAGCCATTATAAAAGTCCTCCATAATACTGTTGTAAATTTACTTGTGGTAATTGCATACCTCTTACTGCTTGTTGCATAGGCATTACAGGCATTTGTGGTTGTTCAGGTTGACTTAACAAACCTTGCATTAATGCTTGTAACATCATAGGGTTCATACCTGTTGCTGTTGATGCTGTAGGTGCTGTCATGGCTCTTAACCTTTCACGACCAGCTTCCATAGGATCAAACATATTTCCTAATTCCATTCTTTTTTGTGCCATAGAAAGATTGTCAAAATTAACACCCATATCCATACCCAAACCTAACATATTCATTATATTACCCATTATCCAAATAACCCTCCCAGTAATGCTGCACCAGCAATATAAGGATTAACAGCTCCTAATGCTGATAAACTTCCACCTGATGCAAACATACCACCTGCACCACTTAATCCTGCCAAAGTAGCTTCAGGTGCTAATACACTAGCTAACCCTGCTGCTCCTGCTGCACCACCTAATGCACCTGGTCCTGATGTTCCTGGCCCTGTAGTTGTTTGTGTTCCTGGCAATATAGTACCTGCTGCAATATTAGCATATTGACTTAATGCTTCACCTGGAGCTGCTTGTTCAAATGCAAATCTTCGCATAGCTTCATCGATAGGTTGCTGTGCTCTTGCTGTTTGAGCTGCTGCTATATTAGATAAACTAGCTGATGGTTGCATTAAAGATGACATAGCTTGTGGAGCAAAGGCTAATGCTCTAGCTTGTGCACTTAAAGTATCTCCATATACATCTCCATATAACCTAGATGCAACATCTGATTGTTTAGTTAATAAATCTTTTATAACTTCAGATTCTAGTATACCTTGTCTGCTTCCACCAAGTTGTCCTTTTTGTGTAGCATCTCTACGAGCCTGTTGAAGTAATCTTGAAGCACTTTCTTCCATTGGCCTTAAACCTGCTCTTAAAGATTCTTGTAATAGAGGATCAGAGAATCTTTGTGCTGGGCTCATTAACTGTTCTTGTATAGAAGGAACTATAGAACCAGCTATAGTGCTTTGTGGCCCTAAAGCTGCTTGTTCTGCAAGTTGTTCTGCTTGAAAAGTTAAATCACTAGGCGATGCGTAAGTTTGCCCTGGGAAAAACTGTTGTACTGGTAAAGCCTGTGCTTTTGAATATAAATCCCTTAGATAAGGAGCTTGTCCTTCCCATGGCTCTGATTTCATTGTTTGGGTGCTAGGTGCACTTCCTTTGCTCATAATATTACCTCTAATGTATTGTTGTGAGTTCTTTTACGAGAACTGTGTATGCGTTTTCATACCCAAATCTCTCTAATTTCTTTATAAATCCTTTGCGACAAACTGTTTCCATTGCTACGCAACCATTCTCTAATGCCCATTCTTCTAGGGTTTCTAATAACTGTTCTACCCATAAGTCTAAGTCTTGTCCACCTAAAGTAACTATTCTGCAAGTAGTCTTTCTAGGGTATTCTATAATCTCTGTAGTAAGTACCGATATAATTTCTTTATCATCATCAAATATTAACCACAGTTGCATACGAGCTTCTGATAATCTTGCGTAAATATCCATAACAGACATTTCATCTCTACTCTTACCATTACCCATTTCTATATAAGGTTCGCAGTCTTCCCAAACCTCATTAATTCTATCCGATGGTATTCCTGATATATATAAACTCATAATTTTACCCAACTCCCTGCTGCATTTCTAAAGTAAATTCCTTCGCCACTTCCTGGATTAAAGTTTGTGCCATCTGCATATACTATATCCCCTTGTTTAATTCTGCTTGGAGCTACATTTTTAACCTCTATAAAATTAGTAGGGTTTTCTTCTAATGCTGCTTGTATTTTTTGAAATTCTTGTAACAAATATTGGGGTAAATCTTCAGGATTATCTGGTACTGGATTAGGCGTATATTTAAGTGCTTGTGACATTTAGCGTTCTCCTATTACCTCATATTCTATATCATATCCGTTTAATTCAAAAGTTGTAGCTGTTGTGTTTTGAAACTTAATAGCTATGTATTTACCTGTTGCTCTAGCATCTACTTTATTCTGTGTGTCAGGATTTATAGTTTGCTGTGTTTTGTAAGTATATGTACCATCAGGTGTCATAGAACTTCCTACAAATACTTCAGCAGAACCTGTGCTAGAAAATCTTGGAGTAATCTTTCTTACTTGTTTTACAGTATTAGTATTACCATCGAGGGTTAATCCTTTTCTTTCTAAAATCATAGTAAAGTTATTCCCAGCAAAATCAAACCCATTATCTCCTCTATACAGCTTAGTATCTCCTGTGCTAGACATTAAGATACTGGTTTCTGTAGGATTATAGTTTCTTTGACCCCAGTTTTCTGTAGTGCTGTAGGCTTCCCAACTTTGTGATTGACCTGACCATACAACTGATGATACACCAGGATTTACTATGCCTAATGCTATATGTAAAATATCAGGCAATTCTCTAAAACTAAATGAGTTTGTATTGTAATTCCATATTAATGCTTTATTGCAATAAGTAGAACCTACTGTTGGATAAGATACCCATATTTCATTTTTTTGTTTGTTATGAGTTACAAATATGTTTGCATAATTAGTGCTGTCTATTTCTTCAAATAATGTTCTTTTAACGATTGTACTTGCAACAGAGTTTTTAGATACTCCGTTATGAACAATAAGATCGCCATTAGTTACTACAAAGTGTTTACCATTAAATTCTGCTACACAGTTTCTTGATAAAACACCTGAGTCATCAAATAACTTTTTAATATCAAATACTAAATTACCACCTGTAAAGGTCATAATGTAGGTAGTGTTTTCCTTATATATTATAAAAGATTGTTTAAGTGGAAATCCATCTACAATAAATTCACCTGCATCACCTACTGTTGCTGAACCTGCATCGTTTGTACTAGATGCTGTCCAAGAACTAGGTAGCGTAAGATTTTCTGCTGCATCTCCCCATCTAACCTTATTAGGCAGATTAGTAGAAGATTCAGTCATGTTTAAAGCTATTAAATAATTACCAAAAGGTCTTATTACTTTGCAAGTTGTACTTGCTGGCCAGTTAGTTAAATCTGTAAATGCACTAGCACCTGTAGTAGCTAAACATTGTGGGTCATCTACTCCATTATTTAAGATAGCTAATCCGTTAAATATTCCACCTGTCCAATTTCCTGAAGCAGTTAAGTTAGTAGAGTAATCTCCACCTGATGCTCTTGTAAAATCACTATGACTAGAACCATCGTATCTATAAATTTTAGCTGACCCAGCATAAAACCAATAACTATTAGCACCTGTAGTCCAATTTAAAGCAAAATAAGGAGCTACTGTAGGTGTACCAAATACTTGATCTTGACCTAATACTTTTTTAGCTGCGTTATCTTCAAATCTAGCATTTTGTGTATGTGAAAAATATTCGTTAGGCAATACAGTATCATTTGTATCTTTAATCATTCCTTTCGGATTTAATACTTGAAGAGTTGCCATTACGCAGTTCTTCTCCACATATATGCAACGATGTATGGTTGCAAGTTATTGTGTGCTCCACCACCACCTGTAGCGTTTGTTGTCATTGTTAATGAAGGGTCTGTAGTATCAGATGCGGATGGTATGCTTTGTAATTCATCGTAACCATTACCTCTCAATGAAGATGTATGAGTATGTGATGGTATTTCAGCAGTAGATAAAGTGTGAGTTTTAGCACCACCAGTTTCTTGTGCTGTATCAAAATCACTGTCTGATGCGTTTAAACCTACTATAACTCGACCAGCTCCAAAAGCTGCCCATGTGCCAAAACCAAGTAATGTTGCAGGATTAGTAGATACTGCTGCATTAATATAAATAGAACCTACAGGGTAAACAGCTTGTATAGTTGTTGCTGTATTTGATCCTATTGTAATTGTGCCACTACAAGTTAAGTTTCTTACACCTGTAATATCTACATTAGCATCTGCTGTTACAGCTTTAGATGCTTGTGCTGTACCAAGTGTTGTAATATCTAAATAATTAAGCTCAGTAGTATTAGCTGTAACACCATCTAATAAATTTAATTCTGTGTGTGTTGAAGTAACTGCACCAGTAACACTAGGGAAAGTTGCTTTGACTGTTGATTTTATAAGTCTTAAATGGTCATCACCCTCATTAACTGGATCACCAGCTACTGGGTTTGAACTATTTAAGTCCGATATATATGTTCCTGTTTCTAATCCCATTTGTTTCTCCTAATTATTTACTGGGTATGTTATTTTCAATAGTGCTATTATTATTCAATTATATTCCATGTTTGATTTTCTTCATTCCAATTATATCTTTTACCATCACTTGGATAATCAACTGGTGCTTTCCATATGCAAGTAGTTTCATTCAATACCCACGAATTATAAGGTTTCGGTGGTATAAAAGCATCTCTTGTTTCATCATATGTATATCTAGTACCAGCAAAATTTTTTCTAATATTTCCATTATAAGAGGTTTGTTTCCAAATATCTTCTGAACCATATAAATTATTTAAAAAATCTATACCAGCTTGTTCAGTTGTAGCAATATCATTTGATACTACTACAACATTTTCAACTATATTGTTAACTCCTAATTTTGCAAAGTGTGCCATTATCCTGTGTAGCTCCCTGACCCAGTAAATGTTAAAATTGTGTCTGACCCTGATGTTGAAACTGATGGAGAACCAGTTGTAGTTCCTGAATAACTAGCTGTAGGCATTCTTAAAATTACAACACCACTTCCACCAGTTGCACTAGGACTTCCTGCACCACCACCAGTATTAGCTGTTCCAGCAACACCATGACTACCATCTCCCACTTGAGTTTTACCAGCACCACCTCCGCCTGAGCCACCAGCTCCAGCAGATTGATTATAACTACCACCACCTCCACCACCACCTCTTGTGACAGAAGAACCTGTTATTGAAGATGCTACACCAGTACCACCAGCTCCAGCATTTGAAACACCATTAGCTCCGACAGCACCAGCACCACCACCACCACCACTATTTAAGTTATCATCACCACCACTATTAGTGCTACCTGATGCAAAACCTTGATTTGATGTTCCAGCGACTGATACTTGATTACTTCCGGGAGAACTACCAGCACTACAACCACCTGAACCACCTGA